GGCTCAGTAGAACGCATCCGAACCCCTCCCCTAGTTGCCAGAGACCCCAGCAAGGTCGTACCTGCGGTTGAGCTCGAGGCGGCTGCTGTTGTCAGCGTTCGCCGCAGCACGGCTCGCATAGAACGCGTTGATGTCCTTACGCCGGAGCAGAGGAACGAAGACGCCTGGAGTAGGCGGCGAAGCCTCGTCGCCCGTGATCCGTTGAACAGTGCCCTCACCGTCCGCGTCGTCATACACGTCGAACGGTTCCTCAACCACATCCCCAACACCCAGGAACAACGGGCCAGGGATACGACGCCGCAACGGCGCATCCAAACCGAACCGGACACACACCACCGGAACCGTTACCGTGTCGTAGTCGCCAAGGAACCCCTGGATCTTGTCCGCAACATCCAACGTCTCCGCGAACACGTCCAACGTGATCCCAGCGAACCCACGACGCGCTGACGACACCACAACACCCACACGCCGTCCACGCGGATAGACCACGTTCGACGGCACCGGCCGCGACAACGCCAGACCCGCAGTGTCCATCAACGTCACCGGGACACCACCGTCAGGATGCAGAGGGTTATGCATCCACGACCGCTCAGAAATCAGCCCCGTCCCGACGAGGAACTCGTCCGGGAGGGTGTCGTCGGACGGAAGCAGATCGTCGGAAGGCAGCAGCCCACCGACCACCTCCCCCAGAACCGCCGGCTCCGTGAACCCCAACGACACACCAGCAGCATCGAACAGTTCCGCCCGATACTCAACCTGCACATTGAACGGGCACTCGAAATCCACCACAGACAACGCACCAGCCACCGGCCGGCGAACCGCACCACGAACCAGAAACGAACGCCCCCGCGCAGTACGAGACACCGTCACCGACGACACACCCGCCGCGACACTCGTCAACAGGATCTCAACTCGCGGCATCCCATCAGTCGGGAGCTCAGCAACGGAAAGGTCATTAACCATTCGGCGACACCCTTCCCCTCATCGAACGCGTAGAAGACCGGTCGGACTTCTGAATCTCGCCGCGCATCGCACCCAGGAGGACACCGTTCACGTCGTAGATGTTGAACGTCGCCTCCCCGCTGCTACCGCCCGCAAGACCCTGCTCGAGCGCCCGATTCATCAGACCCGTATCAACCACCGACTCCGCACGGCCCGCCTCAGCCAGAACCGCCAACGTCCCACCCCGGCGGGGAAGAACCGTCGCACCCTCAGCAAGCCGAGGGATACGCGGAATGGACACCTCGAAGCCGAGCGCACCACCCACAGCACCGACGACACCATTGATCCCACCGATGACCCCGTTGACCGCGTCAACGATCCCGTTGATCACGCCCCGCACGAACCCGACGACGCCCTCGAACGCCCCACGGACAATCCCGCCGATCGCGTTGAACACCATCGAGAACGCGTTCTGAACGTTCTGGATCGTGCCGATGATGCCGTTCCAGATGCCCCCGAAGAACGACGCGATGCCGTTCCAGAGGCCGTTCCACCAGCCCATGATCGCGGCGCCAATGATCTGGAAGCCAGCGAACAATGCGTTGAAGTACGTGGTGACCGCGGTGACGATCCCGTTCCACACGTCACTGATCCACTGTCCTACAGCAGCCCAGATCCCGTTCCACCAGCCCACGAACCCGTCAATGACGCCCGTGATCCACGAGATGAAACCGCCCCAGACCGCCGTGATCCACGCGACAACCGCGTCCCAGTTCTGAACAAGCCAGATGATCGCCCCGACCAGTGCGCCGATGGCGACGATGATCAGACCAATCGGGTTTGCCGTGAGCGCCGCGTTCAACAGCCACTGCACACCGGTCCACACGCCGATAGCGGCGACCACGATCCCGATACCGGCCGCAAGCGGGCCGATCCACGAGATGTTGTCCCCGATGAACCGGAAGAAGTTTCCGACAGTCTCGCCCACGGACTGCGCAACGGGAAGGAGATCGTCCAGTGCCCCGGTGATCCCGCCCAGACCATCCTTCATCTGGGGGAAGATGCCTTCGATGAGACCCTCGCCGAGACGACTCAAAGCCGCCATGGTGTTATCGAGCCGCCCCTGAAGGGTCGTGCCCATCTCGTCAGCGACCGTCCCCGAAGCCGCCGCAGCAGCCGAAGAGAACTCCTCGAACCCGATCTGCCCGGCCGAAGCGAGTTCGCGTACCTGGTCGACACTCACGCCGAGCTGATCCGCCAACGCCTGATAAATCGGGATGCCCTGGTTGGCGATCTGCCCAAGAACATCGTTATAAGCGCGGCCAGAGGAGGCGACCGAGGCGTAGATCGAGCCCATCGTCCCCAGGTCGGTGCCAGCCGCGGCAGCGGAGTTCGCAACACCCTTGAGGACGCCTTCCAGCGCCTCACCAGGCTTGATGCCAGCCGCAACCGCCTGAGCTGCGACGAGGGCAGCGTCCCCCAACCCGAACGCCGTCCCCTTCACGGAGGCAAGCGCGGAGTCCATCACGGAATCGACAACCGAGGCATCGTTCCCGAGACCCGTCAGTTTCGCGCGAGCCTGGTCGATGGCGCTCAGTCGCTCGAAGCCCTTAGTGAGGGTTATGCCCAGAGCCGCAATCGCCGCCCCGCCACCAACCAGCAGTGCAGTCTTCGCGATCCCACCGAAAGCGTCAGAGAACTTCCCACCAACCGAAGCGCCCGCCTTATCCGCCGCCGGCTCCGCCCCACCAATCGCCTTCTCGATGTCCTTCTTGACGCCAGGCATCTGCGTATACAGTGCGATGTACGCATTGGCGATCTCCGTCGACATAAACACCCCCACGTGTCGTTAGCGCCCGGTACGATCTGCCACATGGCAGCAACAATCACGGCCAATGGCCGCAACGGGCAGGTGTCTTTCGACGGGAAGACCGTCACCATCACGCGCGAAGGACTCGCCGCACGCGCCACACACGGGCGAAGCGAGAAGTCCATACCGCTACGTCAAATCACGGCCGTACAGTTCAAACCGGTGAGCATGCTCACAACCGGTTACATCCAGTTCACCGTCCCCGGCGAAACGTCGAACAACAAGGGCAAAGGAGCCCGCGCGTTCGACGCCGCCAAAGACGAGAACAGCGTCATCTTCCTGAAGAAGCAGGAGGACGAGTTCCGGGACCTCAAGCAGGCGATTCAGGCGGCGATTGCTGACCTGTGATCCTCTGCTGACGACGCATGTAAGCCGCCGCTTTTCGGTTCATCACCGCATCCGCGACACGGCGTTCATCCGCGTACTCAGGCTCAGGCTCCGGTTTCGGCTTATCACCCTTGCTGCCACGCTCCCGATAGTCGAGAACCCGCAACCAGTACGTCACACGCCGCAACTCACGCTGCTCCTGCGTCAACGACGCCGGCCCACCAACGTCCAACCAGAACGCACACCCAGGCGGCAACCACGCCACAAGATCAGCCAACTCCCGCACCGGCATAGACCGGTCGCGCATCACCTTGCCCAAATCAATCCCATACACAGCCCTCAACGACGCCCGCAACGCACCACGATGATGCGCCAGGGCAACGTTGAGGATCAGGAATTTGGGTTGAGCGCCTCGAACACTTCCGTGATGAACCCGCCCATGACCTCGTTCGTGAGCTGCCCGTCATGCGCCTCACGGAGTTCCTTCTTCGCACGCGCGTAGTCGCCGCCAAGCAGGAGACGCATCAGGCGGACAGTGCTCGGCAGCTTCTCCGCCGCAGTCCGCCCCTCATCCTGAATGTCAGCGATGCACTCAACAACATCCCAGTCGTCCAACACGGAGGGGTCAATCGTGACGGTGACGCCCTTAACGGTCACGACACCGTTCTTCTGCTTGTGATCCTGCGGCTTCTTAACAGTCATGCTGGCTCCTAAAGTCTTCGGCTCCTGGGGTGAAACGGTGGGTGGTGTCGGAGCCGTGACACCACCCACCAGTCAGATCAGTCCTCGAGGTCGACCGGGCCGACCGTGGTCAGCACCGTGTAATCCCCGATGACCTCAGCGAGGAACGGGAAACCGGCGATGTCGTTGTTCACGAACACCCGCTCCCCATCCGCCGAAATCTCCACACGCGGGAACACCCACCGCTCCTTCACGGTCGTGTCGTCAGCGTCGAACACGTCCAGAACCATCGCGCGAGCAGAAACCTTCTGTCCCGAGCTGCGCGTCTCCGTACGCACACCAGTCGCCTCATCAGACGCCTTGATGTCGTAACGGAGCGCACGAGTCTGCGCCTTGTCCTCGAGCGCGACGAACGCGATCGTCGTACCGGGCGTCTCCATGCGGGTACGGACAACACGGGCGCCCTGGTGGCCCCGGATCTCCGTCTTCGAACCGGTCGGGGTCTCAGTGATCCCGTCCGAGTGAAGCCAACCCACATCTTCGAACCCGTCACCGGGGGCGTCGCTGATCGTGGTCGGCAGGACAGTGCCCACGGGGGCGAGGTAGATGGCATCCAGATCGGACCCGTAAATCCGGGCATTGGCAGCATTCACGGCCATGTGTGTCTCCTTGTTGTGAGCCGGTCATGGCCGGCATGGAAAGAGCCCCCACCAGGACGGCGGATGCTCGAGGGGAAGTTGGTTCAGATGCGGCGGGCTCGGACAGTCAGACGGACTGAAACCGTGTACCTGGGCTGCTCCGACTCCGGGTCGGGGTCGTCGTAAACCGACAGGATCTGCACGCGACGCACCAGCGGCATCTCCGTGTAGTCATTCAGGAACGCCGACTTGATAGCCGACGCGGTATCCGACGCGTCCGCGATCGACTTGCCCCACGCCTGCACTGTCAGTAAGGGCTCCTCAAGAACCCTGTTCACAACAGGGCCGCCCGACCGGGACACGGTCAGGAACGCGTCCGGGCGGGGAGATGGAACCCGCACTCGAACGGGAATGGTCACCTTCGACGCCAGAAACGTGCGAACGATCTCCACAGGGTCAACCAGTTCAGCGTCCGGCATCGAGAGCCCTCGTCAATCTCTTATCGCGGGCTTCCTGACGCGCACCGTCCGCATTGGCGGGTTGCACGTACCCTCGCGCCACCCAGCGGTGACGGCGAGCCACATACTCAAAATCAGGGCCAGCAGCAGCAGAGATCCGGCGCCCACGCTGGTCAACGAACGACTGCACAGGATCGGAACTCATCAACACGTTCAGGGCGGGAAGATTCAGGGTCACCTTCGGTTTCGCCATAACGTCACCCTTCGACTTGCCACACCTCGACCGGCATCGACCATCGACCGGGAGTGTTCGCGGTCGTGTAATGCTGCGGGTCGCCGACAACGTTCATCAACGGGCCGCCACGCACCGAGATGCGGGCGCCCTTCAACGTCGGCGGGTATCCCTTGGGGAAGTGCAGGTTCCACTCCACGCGGAGCCCGTCAGCTCGAAACGCGTCGGAACTGCGAGCCCCCATGAGGTCTGTGCGGGGGCCAGGGGCAACCAGGACGTCCTCGACGGTCTCCGACACCCACTCGTAGGTCGGTTCCCCCAGGCGGTCCTCACCGGTCACCTGGCGCCGCTCTACGACGACCGTCTCGCCGACGATCACAGGATCCCCGACCAGACCGGAGGCAGCGGGGGCGACATGCTCACCGTGAACGCCGTCTGCCCACCGCACCCAAGAAGACGCTTCTGCTTCTTCGACAGGTACAAGTCGCCGACAGGGTTAGCGAACTGCATCGTCTCCTGGTACGGACCCGCTCCCTGCTGGATAGACGTGATTCCCGGCCCACCCGGTGAGGAAGACGCGGAGGTGACCATCTCGCACACAACATCGGCCGCGACATCCGGGTCCACGGCACCTGGCGCGCTCGGATCAAGCACATAAGCCGCGATCCGAGCATCCAGACCAGGACACTCGCTGCGGACGTAGCGTGACGCCCGCGCGAGCTCCTTGCCCAGCCTGTCCGCGACCCGAGCCGGGGGTGACCCGAAGTTCTCAACGTAGTAAGCCTCATCGGCGTACGGTTCAGCCATTCGGGCCACCCCCAACTCTCTCGGTGCTAGTTACTCGTCGTCCTCGCCCGGGGGCACGATTCCGGTCACACCGGACTCAATGTTCCGGGTGACCTCGATCGCCTCGCCCGAGTCGTTGTAGACCGTGTAGGTCTCCGTGCGCCCACCGGTCGGAACCGGCGGCGTCGGGATCGGCTCAACGGGCACCACGGCGTTCACCGTCTGGTGACCCGCCGCGGCAGCAGCCGCCTTGTCGGGGCGAACCGACGAGGCGCGCTCCTTCGGATCCCACGTGTCAGCGGGAGCATCCCCACCGGCAGTGGGCTGGGGCTTCGTCACATCGGACGACAGCCGAGTTGTCTTAGGTGCAGCCATAGCTATTCCCTTTCCTCTCAGGCCACGGAAACGCCACGCAGGCGGGCAGCAGCGCTACCACCCTGAACGACGAGACCGGTGTAGAAGTCGATGCGCGTACGGATCGCGGGCTTCTCCTGAAGCTCGCCCAGGTAGTAGGCCTGAAGGCCACCGTTGGTGATACCGAGCACACCCTCGTCGTTGAACGAGGACGCGAACTTCACCGCGTACAGATCCGAACCAGTCGGGCTGAACGGCAGGATGCGGCGACCCGACCAGTGAGTGCCCGGGTCAACGAACGCCACACCGTTCCACGTGAACTCGCGGCGACCGGTGATCTCCGACGTGATGTAGTCAGCGCCGCCAACCTTGCGGCCAAGCGACTTCAGGCGACCGATGAGCTCGCGGGGCGCGTACACCACGTCGGGGCTACCAGCAGTCACCTGAGCGAACAGGAGATCCAGGTCATCCAGGAACCCCTCATCGTTGGCGGGAGCCGTCGAGTCAACGACCTGGCCACCGACGAGACGCTTACGGAGACCATCGAAGCCCTTCGGGTTCACGGTCACGTCACCGTTGAACATCGCATCGACGTAGGTTCCCTGCGCCGACTCGAGCTTCATACGAACCTGGTCGGCCATGAGCACACCACGGCTCGACTGCATGGTCTTCTCGATGAACTGGTCTACATCGGCGTCGCCACCGAGGATGACCAGGCGCTCGTTGTCCTGATTGATCACACCGGTCGACTCGATGTAAGCCTCGTTCACGGTACGGAACGCAGTGCCCGGGAGCACCTTGTCCTTGTCGTACGCGTAAGCGTTGCCCTCGATGTTCTCGAACGGCAGACGGTCCCACACGACAGAGACGCTTGCAGCGGTCTCAAGGGCACCCCGGCGAACCGGGTCAGTTTCCAGGGCAGCTGCCTGGGCGAGAGTGACGGCCATAACCAGTCACGCTCCTTTCGGATTTATGCCGCCGGGCAGTGCCGACGGTCAGTTGGTTTCGATTGCGGTGTCAAACGCGTGAGCCAGCCGGGGAACCCCGGGGCCAGGCTCGACACGCTTGGGCGTGGGGGTTTCCCCTTGCCCGGGAATGACCGGTCCACGGACCGTAATGAGCGGTTTGAGGATCGCGGCGTGAGCCTCGAAGTCCTCCTTGGTGGAGCCCCGAAGAGCGTCCGCAGGGACGCCGTGCACCTTCGCGACCTCAGCACGCCACTCGTTGACCTGCCTGTCGGCCTCGAACTGCTGAATCTTGCCCGCCGCTTCGTCGCGCTCGGAGAGAGCCGCGTCACGAGCCTGCTCGGCCGCTACCTTCTCGGCCTCAACCGAGTCGACGCGCAGCTTCAGGTCTTCATAGTCCGCGAACTTCTCCCGCTCGCGCGACAGGCGAGGGCCGATGAGCTTGTCGAACTCATCCTGGGATTCGATGGTGACCGGGAACTCCATTGCTTGCTCCTTCATGCCCCGATTGACCGCTCGGGTTCGGCGTAACCCACCCAGACGGGTGGAAGATCAGTGGGAGAGGCCCAGATCCGCCCGCATACGCGCGACGATGTTCTTCTGGTTCAGGGCCGTATCCGGGAACTGCTTGTAGAAGTTGCGCCGCTTCAGATCGGGCGCCAACTTCCGCTTCTCCTCGTAGTCGGAGAGGATCGCCGCACGCGCACGCTCAGCAGACGCCGCGAACTCATCCATGTACCCGGCATCAGGAAGCGGGTTGTCCTCCCACCACGGGACGTTCACGCACGTGCAGTCGTCATGCCAATGCGTTTCGTCGTACACCGTCGCCTCAATCGATGACAGGTACGCGCAGAACCCGCACGCACCCGCACGTGCATACCGGCGCACGCCATGCGCAGTCGGGTCAGCCGAAGACGTCAGCAGCATCGTCGCCCGGTCCCCCGCCGCGACATGCTTCCCAACGGCCCCACCGAGACGCCCAAGAAACTCGATTCCAGGTGTGGCATACGCATCCGGTTTGAACAGCGGTGCGAGCGCATAGCCAAGATCCGCGGCGAGGCGCTCACCAATCGACGGCTCCGCAAGCCGAATAGGTGCGCCCGGCTTAGGGCGCTGCGCCTCATAGAACAACGCAGCACCCTCAGCCGCCACACCAGCCCACGAACCCACCACCGCGGCAGCCATCTCACGCGTCTGCCCAGCCACACGCTCCGGTGACTCATTCACGATCGACTTCGCGTACGCGGTCGCGTCAGACGACGCCCGCCCCATCAGCAGCCTCAACTGCCGACGATGCTGATCCACTTCCAGCAGACGCATCCGAGCCTCCAGCCATCGCACTCACCGCACGAGCGAACGCCCGGTTGTCATACCGCGCCTTGTCCGCAAGGAGCCGCGTGATCTCCGCCTGCGAGAACCCAGCGAACTGCAAAGCAACCTCAGAGTCCGACAACCACGGGAACACCGACGCGAGCTTCACAAGCGCGTCGGCCGACGTAGCAGGCGAAGTGAACGCCGGGTTAGCCCACGCAGCATCAATGCCGCGGAGCTCGTCCGTCACATCCCCGCCATCGCGGAGTCGCACCGTCCGCTGAGCGACACGACGCAACGAAGCCGTAAACACACGGTTCTGCTTCGCCGCCGCACCCACCAGGCGCCGGTCATCCGCATACAACGCCTCAGCCGACGGCGGATTGTCCGTCACGATGCCCAGAGCGGCCACAGGAACCCCCGTGGCGCCCGAGAACTGCGTCGCGATCGTCCGGTAGTGGTCGTTCAACGGTTGCGTCGTCATCTGCGGGAACTGGCCCACAGTCGGCTTTTCGCCGTCCTCGTCCTTCGAGATCGCGAACCACGAATCGACCGCCGCGTTCCATTTCCCTCGCGAGAACGCCTCCTCCGCCACACCCAGCGCATACATGCGCGGCAAGGCGTAGAAATCAGAGCCGATCTCGTTACGAACGATCGCCATCAGCGCACGATCCGTGATGTTCATCACCGCACGCGAGATCCGCGACCGCCCAAACGGACGCTCCAGGGTCGGAGCATTCGGCAGGGGCTCAGCGAGCACCTCACCGAGCGGGTTCACGCGCCGGTCAGCAGTCCACGCACCCGACGGGCGCCGCGACAACGACAGAACAACATCCGGGAACAACACATCCATCGACGTCGGCTGACCAAACTCATCCGTACCCGTGATGCACA